TAAGTGCATAGATTGGAGAGGACTGTACAAAAACGCTGGTGCATAATTGTAAAACCGGGGGAGAAATCCCCCATTAAAATATTTTTTAAATGACAAATTTTATAACTGAAGGTGAAGTTTTGGAAGTTACCGCCGGTGTGGGTGGTATTGCTTCTGGCGCTCCTGTTCTTGTTGGTTCCGTGGTTGGTATCGCAGTTTCAACAGTGCTTGAAGGTGCGAAAACAGCTGTTAATACCTGTGGTGTTTACCAGGTTGCAAAGGCAAATGTTGCAATAACCCAAGGAGCCCGTTTATATTGGGATGCAGGTAATAGTAATTTTACAAATGTTGCAACTGGTAATATATTTGCCGGAATTGCTTACGAAGCTGAATTGCAAGCCGCAACAACCGTGAATATAAAACTTGGTTGCAACGGTTCTTCTTTTGCTCCTGCGACTACGTTAGCCGCGATCAAGCCAACTACTGATTTAACCGCTATTGGAGGGACGTTTGCTTCTTTGGCAGAAGCAAGAACTGCTGTCAATACTCTTGCGACTGAAACCGAAGCTCGTCTGGATGCTATCGAAACCCGTCTGGATGCTTTGCTTACGGCTTTAAAAGGAGCTAATGTAATTGCATCTGCATAATGGCACTATTCGATCGGTTACAATCGCTCATGCATGATACCTGTAATAATATTTTTGGAACTACAGCATCTTGGACACCATCTACAGGTGGAGCGGTTGTAACTGGTTTAGTTTTAGTCAAGGAACCTACAGTAAAGCAGGAGCTTTCAAATGATGTGTCTTATATGCCTCAAGTTGTTTACGCCGAATATAAAAAGACTGACTTTGTCGGACTGTTTGAGGCAGTCAGAGCAAACGAAAGCGAATATATTACGATAAACAATATCGAATACTATGTTCGTCAAGTTACTGCCATATATGACGGGAAGACTTATAAAGCTTTATTGGATCCGAAATTATGATTTACGAGAGTATAGAAAATGATGTTTTAACAAGATTACAGCCGCTCACAACGGCTCATATCGACGTAATTGCTATGCCTGAAAATCAATCTATTCCGGTAAGGCCGCAAGCCAGGGCGATGGTTATTATTCAATACTTATTGAGCGATACCACGAATGGAAGCGAAAAAGTTCAAAGTAAATCATCTGGCGTAACAACACATGATGAGCTTGTGTTTATTGAAGTAACTATCAGGTCAAAAAATCTTAGGGGGGCATTTGGCATTTATAACATTCACGAATTATGCCAGGCTTTATTGCTCGGATTTACACCGGGTGATTGTGATAAGATGTTGTTTAAATCGTTAAAGTTTATTGAATATGCCGATGGTTTATGGACATATCTTGGTCATTATTGCGCTACCCGGAATCTAGTGGAAAAAGACCCTGCCGATGTAGAAATTCTTTTAAACCAATTAAAATTATTAAACGAAAATGGAGACGAAATTATTCAAGTACCTGAGGGATGACACTTTGCGTTTTTCCTTTAAAGGGAAAGATTTTTTTATCGATAAAGATAAACCCGCCGAACTGCCAGACTGTGATTATGTAAAAGCTTTGGAAGCTCAAGGGTTTATTGAAGAAATTGTTAAACCTAAAAAAACAGAGAAATAATGCCAGCTTCTTTTTTACATGGTGTTGAGACCATTACACTTTCTCAAAATACAAGGCCTATATCGGTTGTGCGTACAGCCGTAATTGCACTTGTAGGCATTGCTCCCAAAGGGGATAAAAATGTATTAAAACTTGTTTCATCAATTGATGACGCAGCCAAATTCGGTTCTCCTTTGCCTGGTTTTAATATACCTAAAGCTCTTGAGATTATTTTTTCTTATGGCGCAGGTACTGTTTTGGTTGTAAATACCTTTGACAGTACTACTAATACAGCTCAGGTGACGGCCGAAAGCAAGACCGTGACTAATGCTAAATTTAAACTTGCATTTGCTCCAATTGGCGCGGTTACGTTAACAAATGTAGGAGCTACTGTAACTTATGTTAAAGACACTGATTATAGTATTGATGATTTTGGTAATGTTGTATTGCTTCCCGGGTCAGCTATGATCGAGGCTCAAAATATTTTAGCTACTTATAAAAAATTGGACGCATCAACGGTAAATTCGGCTCAAATAGTTGGTTCGGTTGATGTAGTTACAGAAGTCCGTACCGGAATGAAGCTTTTTTTTACAGCTTACAATACTTTTGGGGTTAAGCCAAAAATTATGATTGCTCCTGGTTTTTCTAATGTTTCTGGCGTTGTAACCGAGTTGGCATCTCAAGCTTTAAAATTTAGGGCTATTTATTTACTTGATGCTCCTGCCGGGACAACCGTTGCAGGTGCAATTACCGCGCGCGGTCCCGCCGGAACTGTGGCAGGCTGGAATACATCTAACAATCGTGCTATGTTGCTTTATCCAATGATAAAAACTTACGATAAGGCAACTGCAACAGATGCGAATACCCCATATTCTATGCTTATGGCCGGGCTGTTGGCTTGGAACGATAATCAAAACGGTTATTGGTTTTCCCCTTCGAATAAAGAGCTTTTGCCAGCTACAGGTATTGACCGTTGAATTACCGCTGATATATCAGATGCAACCAGCGAGGCTAACCGGTTAAACGAGGTTGGTATTATAACTGTTTTTACAAGTTATGGCACAGGCATCAGGTCGTGGGGGAATCGTTCGGCTTCTTGGCCGTCAAGTACAACTCCTGACAATTTTATATGTGTTCAAAGAACATTTGATATTGTTGCCGATTCCGTAGAGCTTGCAAGTTTGCAATTTATCGATCAACCTATAAGCCAGGCTTTAATTGACGCGATTGTTGAGACTGTCAATTCATTTATCCGGACTTTAATTGGCAGGGGAGCTTTGATTGAAGGCTCAAAGGCTTATTTTGATGAATCGAAAAACCCTTCTACCGAACTTGCAGCAGGCCATCTCACTATCTCTCGTAAACTTATGGCTCCAACGCCAGCCGAAAGGATTACGTATGAGGACGATATTGATATTAATTTATTAAACAACGTAATACCTCAATAAAATGGGCAAAATATCATATAACAGGCTGACAAACGCCAATGTTTACGTTAGCGGATCTAGCTTGCTGGGGCAGGCCGAAGAGGTAAATTTACCGGATGTAAAGCACAAACTTTCCGAACATAAAGCACTTGGTATGATTGGAACTACCGAGCTATGGTCGGGTATTGATAAAATGGAAGCTACCATTAAATGGAACTCATTTTATGCCGACACTTTGAAGCTTTTCGGCGACCCAACCAAGGCCTTGCAAATCCAGGTACGTTCATCTCTTGAAACTTATGGTTCAACCGGCCGCACCGAGCAGAAACCTGTAGTTTGCTACATAACCGGGATGCCAAAGAATTTTCCTATGGGAAATTTCAAACAGCACGATAATGTAGAAGCTACAAGCCAAATGACGGTTATTTACATGAAAATTGAAATTGACCGGAAAGAGGTTGTAGAGATAGATGTGATGGCTAATATATTCCGAGTTGATGGCGTGGATATAATGGCGCAATATCGTTCTAATATCGGAGCTTAATTAATAACCAAAAGCCTGATGTAACAGTCAGGCTTTTTTAAAACACACCACCCATGGAAAAGATTTTAAAGGAAAATACTTACACAAACGATCTCGATCAGGAAATTACCGAGATTGAACTAGATAACGGAACAACAATAAAAAGGACGAAGCTATCCGACGGAAGACAGTTGGATGTTTATCCCCTTAAGTGGAAAGATCAGGTAAAAATTCAACGTTTGGCCGGGGAAGATTCTGAAAACATGGTTTTCGCCATGGCGGCGGCTGCTTGCAAGATAGACGGGAAGGAGTTACCAATGGAAGATTACCAGGAGCTTGATTATATGGATGGCGTTCTTATCCAATCGCTGTTTATTAAAAAAAAATTTCAGCAGAACAAATAATGTTTCTGGCTCACTTTTCAGGCGGGGGCATATCCCATTTGCTTGAAATGGATGGAGAGGATTTAAATTACTGGTATACAGAAGCGGTTAAATTGCACAATCAATTAAATAGGGCTGATGGATAAGATGCTCAAAATAGCAGTCATTTTAACGGCTTACGACCGGATGACGCGCGTTACCAAGGAGGCTACAGATAAAGCGAGCCAACAAATGAAGGCTTTAAAAAACCAATCTATGGCCGATTTTGGGAAAGGCGGCGCGTTAATGGCAGCAGGGGTTGGCTTGTCTATGGTTATTGGGAAAACTGTTAAAGACTTTGCTGATTTGGAAGAGTCTGGAACCCGTTTGGAAGCAGCTATGATGAACAGTGCCGGACAGACTTCAAAATATTTTAATGACGTCAATAAGCTTGCTATCAAGCTTGGAGATCAATTGCCTGGCACAACGGCAGATTTTCAAAACATGTTTCGCGAATTGCTTAATAATGGAATAAAAGCTAAAGATATTCTTGGTGGTGTAGGTAAGGCGGCGGCCTATTTAGCGGTGGACTTAAAGATGCCGTACGAAGAAGCTGC